AAAGCACACACTTAACGTAATTATTGAATATGATTCAAGTAATTCTTGGAGGACACCAGGTCACCCGTTCGGAACTGCTCGGCGGGATAATAATTGTATCTGGCTGTGGTGCATTAATGTACTGCACTTCCAAGTTCTGGCGTTACGCGGCAACTGCGCCGTATTCGCAGAGCGAAAGTAATCGAGTAACAAGGGCATTGCAGAGGGCAATAATCGACAAGACGAAAACCCCGGTAGGAGACAACTTCTACCCGCTTGACAGCCTTCGCACAACTGAGCCTAGACGCTCCACTGACAATGGTCACGCCATTTCTGGAGCTGTCCGAGACGCCGCCCGTCGACTAATCGACGAAGCTATACGAAATGTTGGTGGCGATAAGTTCGAACTCAACCCAAACAGGAATTCATCAACTGGCAGTAGATCGCACTTTCAATTTGCAGTTGGTGATCTCGAACAAGATTTTCGTAATGAGCAACCATCATCTAATGCTTACATCGTTGGTATAGATATAGATTACTATCTACGTCATCCCGACGAAATATTACAATTTGTTCGACCAGTCGTATTACATACATTTAACCCACGTAAAGTTTCCGGAAATGATGGTGATTCTACATTCACCATCATAGACAATAAAGTACGGTACTTAGTTGGTGGTGGATCTGAATGGAACCACTATGTGTACGATTGGTGTCGGCCTGGCGAATTTGTCACCAGCCGTGTTTGGGCCAGCGGATTGACATGGGTAGCACACTCATTACTACGCCTACTTGGTGTAGAGAAAGTATGCTACCATAAAATACATCATTGTCGTCCGTGGACAGACTGTCCTGATCGTGCTCTGGTATATACTATACCTCAGTACACAGTCTGGCGTTTCAGATGGATTGAGTCTGAAATAACAACACGAGAACTTAAGCGCATTACATACCAGGATTCAACTAAACCTGGTTGGAACCGGATTGAGCACGTCAATTCAGATAATGAATTGATGGTAAGCATAGGGCGCGAGGGAGAACATGCTCAAGTCACCATTGAAAAATCTAGGCTTGATATGTTATCTGGACTCAGCGCAACTCAATCGGTTAATGCACGGCTCATAGGTATGGGTATCAAAGATACTTATTACACAGCAATGATAGTACAATATTTTACGGGTAAGAAGACCGTTATCCCCGTCATATCTACTATCCATAAACCAACAATGCCCCGCGTCCACTGGCCTGTGACTAGTGAAGCAGACGCACCAGAGGTAAGCGCAAGACAATACAGCTACCCATTAATCTCCGATAGCATGATGATGCCAATGATCAAACGTTGGGAGACTATGTCGGAATCAATCGAACATCGAGTGACTTTTGTCACCAACACGAAGAAACCAAGTGATAAGATTGCAGCACTTTGTAAACAATTTGTTGAGCTAATGAATGGTAATTATAGGCACACATTGATCCCCCTGACAATCGGGGAGACCATTGAACGTCTTAATAAACCTTCACAGGTGCTCCAATGTCGTGCTGTGTTTGAATTCCTTGGTATTGAACCACGTGAATTGATTGATTCGTTTAATAAAAATGAACCTGGTATGAAATCAAGTCGTATCATATCAGGGTTCGCCGACATACAGTTCATAATTAAAGTATCAAGATATACATTTGCATATGCTGATGTTATCTTGAAAGCTGAACACAACAAACATTGGTATCTACCTGGTCGACCACCGATACAAATAGTCGATAGGGTATGCGAATTTACTGGTGAGAGTGGAGGTCAAGTCGCAGAAACGGATTATTCCAACCTTGATGGCCGTGTATCCGAATGGATGCAACGTAATATTGGCCAACGATCAATGGTTGATGCCTTTCTTCCCGAGTATCGCGATGAAATAATCTCATATTATAACACTCTGATCAATTGTCCAGCTCGTGCCAAGCGATTTGGCTTCCGTTATGAAGCTGGACCTGGAGTTAAAAGTGGGAGTCCTACAACAACCCAGGACAATTCTAAATACAGTGGCTGTGTGCAATATGTTGCATTGTCATTCCAATATCCATATGCGACACCCGAACAGCTTTGGGCCATGATGGGTCCTATCAGTGGTGATGATGGCATTTGTCATTCATCTATAGCCTCCACCATTGGTAAAGCGGCTAAAGCATTTGGATTGGAAGTTAAAGTTGAGAAATACAACCCGGAAATAGGGTTGTGTTTCTTATCACGCGTTTACATTGATCCTCTAAATACGACAACAACAATGCAGGATCCGTTGCGTACTCTGCGTAAATTACACATCACTACTCGTGACCCAACAATACCAATTGATGACGCGGCTTGCGACCGCGTCGAAGGTTACCTTTGTACTGATGCGCTAACACCACTAATTGGTGATTATTGTCGCATGGTACTACGCCTGCGCGGCCCCAATGTCAAATCAGAGACGGCGAGGGCAGAACGCAGAAGTCGGAATAAAGAAAAACCCTTTTGGTTAACTTGTGATGGGTCCTGGCCACAACTGGAGGAAGACGTGCCACTCATGAAGTACGTTATAAGTAAACGTACCGGTATCGATGAGGACAAAATGGACACTATAATAGGCACGCTCCGTACAATGACAGACATTTGGGAACCAATCACGTATGACACTCAGGAATCTAATGTGAAGAATACGATTGATGAAGAAGGTATTACACCTGGTTCCGTGGACGAATCGTTAGCAAAACTCAACGATGCAAAACAAACTCGAGCTAATCCAAGCACTACCCGACCGCGTCAAGGCGGCAGTAGAGCCAGCACTAGCCATGAGGTATCCGGACGCACCGCCAAACGTGCGAAAGGACCTCGACAACCTGCACGCTTGCGTCGACAAAGCGAAAGCAACAGTCGGCAAGATGGTAACGTCGCTGCTCATAAAACCGAGCGTAATGGCGTACCTGGAGGGCAGAGAACAACCGGCCGAAAAGACGAACCTCGAAGACCGGTTAAAGAAGCTAGAGCTTGCCGTCAAAACACCCGGAGGTAGTGACTCAAGCGCAAAACTGTGAG